GGTTCAAGCATCAGATAGGTTTCTCTTACAATGAAGTATCACGGAGATACGTTGACAGCGAACCGTCATTCTATGTTCCAGACGTTTGGCGTAAACGAGCAGAGAACAAGAAACAAGGCAGCGAAGAAGACGGCATAGCAAGTCAGGGGCTTGTCTCTGAAAAGTACGAAGACTTTATCAAACTGGCAAAGGAGCAGTATGCTGGCCTGCTAGCATTAGGTGTAGCACCAGAGCAAGCACGTATGGTTCTTCCTCAATCAATGTATACCAGCTACTACGTTACAGGCTCGCTGGCTGCGTTTGCTCGTGCGTATCTTCTTCGCATTGCGGATCATGCTCAAAAAGAAATTCAAATTTTAGCTGGACATTGGAATGAAATTTGTGGTAGTCTTTATCCGGTGAGTTGGAAAGCTTTGACGCAATCGAGTGACGGTATAACTAAAGTTCAAGAAGGAAAGTTGTAAGAAAAATGCCTAAGAGATCAATTCTTCCTAGTGTAGAAGAACTTCACAGACTTTTCAGGTATGATGGCGAGACAGGAAAACTTTATTGGAAAATTTCTCCCGCTATCCATGTAAAAGTAGGAGACGAGGCTGGGCGGATAACGTCAAATGGCTATCTAAAGGTTACGATAAAAAAGAAAAACTATGCTGTACATAGAATAATTTATAAGATGTTTCATAAAGTAGAACCTCCAGACTATCTTGATCACATAAATGAAGTTAAAACAGATAATAGAATTGAAAATTTAAGAGAAATAGATAATGGACATAACAATAGAAGAAGTAAGAAAGGTTCTGGAGTTAGCACCCTTATCTATTATGGTGGGAACAAGAGGTATCGTGCAGAGCCAAATTTTAATGGTAAACACCACTATCTAGGTTACTTTGATACCTTTGAAGAAGCACGGAAAAAAGTAATTGACTGGGAACTTGAAACGGGTGTAAGAAGGGATTAACAAAAGACATGGCAAGCAAGAAACCTACAGGAGCGGAGAAACCATCATGGGTAAAGCAGCACCTTAGAACGTCTATCGGTGCATCGCCTAACTCTCGGCCTAAGAACAAACAGAAGCGTGCATCATTCAAGAAGTACAGAGGACAAGGAAGACGATGACACAGGACAGCAGCGACGGCAACGGCAGCGGCAAGATCGTATCGTTTAACGATAAAGTAATGGAGATGTTTCGCGCCGGTAAGATCAGCTACAAGCAGCTTTGTCAGTACGAGATGGTAGAGTTAGGATACAATCCACACAACCCAGACGATGTTCAAGAGTACAACGAGTTCATTGAAAGCCTGAATGAAATTCAAGAGTATGACATAGACTTTCACTCCGATATCGTCTTTTCCTCTGAGCAAGAAGAAGATGGGCAAGAGTACGAAGACATAGTAGGAGTTCTTGAATGTCCTCATTGCGGTGGTTGTCATGCTATGTACCACTTCAATTGGGAGACTGTGATCTGCCCTGACTGCGACAACGAGATTGAGAATCCAGTGACAAATGCGTAATCTGTGGGAAAAAGATAGAAAGGTAATCTACAAGGAACTTCTACGGCAGTATCTTGAAGAGGGCTACTCTCACAAAGATGCAAAGAAACTTGCAGCAGAAGAAACCGAAGATATGGTTGGACAGGATGCTCGCTTTGTCAAAGATATTCTTGACTCCAACGACGATTGGAATTAAGAACAAATGTACTTCATTGAATGTATCAAGGGTAACGTAGTAACCTTTATTGAAGAAAGCGAATCGGAGGAAGAGATTCACAAGATAATGCACGAAAGAAAGGTCTTTACGGAGACTGTAGGTTATGTTACAGAGAAGGGCGACAACGGTTCCATTCTGGTAAAGAATCCTGCTGACGGTGCCCTAATAGCAACTCTAAGGATTGTCTCTAATGGCGTGGCAAGAGGAAGACTACGAGAAGAAAAGTAAGGAAGTGTGGCGCGGACCGTGCGACGATTGCGGTTCCAGCGACGGCAGAGTTTACTACGACGACAACCACTCATACTGTTATGTCTGTAAAACTAGACACTGGTTGCAAGGAGATGAAATGACCAGCCCAACTAGAATGATTCCTACGCCTAGCAATCCTATAGCTAGAAAGCCTCAGATCAAAGGCTTTATTTCTGAAATCAAAGATAGGAATATCGCACAAGCTACCTGTGAGAAGTACGGTGTTCGTATAGTAAAGGATGCTGATGGCAAGGTCATTCAGCATGTATATCCCTACTACGACAAGAACGGTGTTCACGCAGCAAACAAGATCAGGTATGTAGCAGATAAGACTTTCAGTTGGGAACCTGCTGCTCCATCTACTTTGTTTGGAGAGAACACTTGTCAGCCCAACGGCAAGTACGTCACCATTACAGAAGGCGAACTGGATGCGCTGTCAGCATCTGAAATGCTTGGCAACAAGTGGCCTGTAGTCTCTGTAAAGGATGGCGCGGGGAGTGCTGTTCGTAGCTGTAAGGGAAGCTACGACTTTCTCAATTCGTTCGATAACATCATTATCTGTTTCGATAACGACGAAGCAGGTAAGGCAGCATCCACTAAGGTTGCTGAACTGTTCGAACCCAACAAGTGCAAGATCGTTCACCTTGAACATAAGGATGCCAATGAGTACCTTATGAAGAACAGGCGTGAAGAGTTTACTAAAGCTTGGTGGGCCGCTCGTACTTATACACCGGCGGGCATTATCAACCTAAAGGATTACGGCGATACTCTTTACGAAGAAGGGCTACAGCAGACTTGTCTCTATCCGTTCGAAGGCTTGAACGACAAGCTGTACGGTATTCGTACTGGAGAACTTGTAACCTTTACGGCAGGTACTGGGACAGGTAAGTCCAGCGTAATGCGTGAACTCATGCACCACATTCTCAAGAACACGGAAGAGAACATCGGTGTTATCTCGCTGGAAGAAAATGTCAGGTCAACCATATTTCATCTGATGTCAGTAGAAGCTAACGCTCGCCTGTACATCAGAGAAGAACGTGAACGTTATCCTAAGGACGATCTTGTACGTTGGCAGGAAAACACTGTAGGTACTGGAAGGTTCTTTGCTTTCGATCATTTCGGGTCTATGTCTACAGAAGAAATTCTTGCTCGCATTCGGTACATGGTAAAGGTGCTGGATTGCAAGTGGGTCTTTCTAGATCACCTTTCCATTCTGGTATCTGGACTTGAAGGAATGGACGAGAGACGTAACATCGACATTCTGATGACCAAGCTTCGTTCACTAGTAGAAGAAACCAACTGTGCATTGCTTCTAGTAAGCCATCTTCGTCGCGCCAGTGGAGACAATGGACACGAAGACGGTAAGGAAGTAAGCCTCTCGCATCTCAGAGGAAGCCAGTCTATCGCACAGCTATCCGACGCTGTAGTTGCAATGGAACGGGATCAGCAGTCAGATGATCCTAACATTGCCAACACTACAACCATTCGAGTGCTAAAGAACAGGTATGCAGGCGAAACTGGAGTAGCTTGCCACTTGTTCTTTAACAAGGAAACTGGTAGGTTGCACGAAGTCAATCAGTTGGGCGACGATCTAGACGGTAACAGCCACAGCAGAACAGACCCTAACGCAGCACCCTTTTAATAAAACCCTCTAAGAAGAGATTAGAGTCCATGAAGCTGATACTTGACATCGAAACGGATGCTATCGACGCAAGCGTTATACACTGCATAGCAGCTAAGGATGTAGTAACAGGTCAGCGTTATGAATGGAAGGAAGAGGAGGTCTACAGAGACTTTCCTCTCTTTTCCAAAGACATCGACACGTACATCATGCACAACGGTATCTCGTTCGATGCACCAGTGCTGACTAAGCTGCTAGGTATTGATATTCCTCTTGAAAAGATAGAAGACACTCTTGTTCTATCTCAACTAATCAATCCAATCAGAGACGGCGGACACTCTCTTGAAGCGTGGGGAGAGACGCTAGGCTACAACAAGCTTCCGTTCTCAGACTTCTCACAGTACTCAGAAGAGATGATGGTGTACTGTAGAAGAGACGTAGAAGTAACGCACAGAGTCTACATCCATCTTCAAAAGGAAGTAGAGAAGATTGATCGTAGGGCTATTGATCTTGAATACAGGATCAGAAAGATTATCAACGAACAGGAAAAGCATGGCTTTACTTTGGATGTCGCTAAAGCGATGGCTCTTATTGCAAGACTTAAAGATAAGAGTATGGATATTGAGTCTCAAGTTAAGAATAGTTTTAGCCCCCTCCCGATTGCGAAAAGAGAGGTTACACCAAAGTATAAGAAAGACGGGACACTATCGACGGTAGGTCTTAATCATCTAGAAGGAAACCTTGCAGTACTTGCAGGTCCGCACACTGTAATCGAGTATCCAGAATTTAATCTCGCCTCTCGTCAGCAGATTGTTCGTCAGCTAATGTTAAGAGGATGGAAGCCGGAGAAGTTTACAGAGAAAGGACATGCAATAGTTGACGAGTCCGTTCTGTCTTCCGTTGACATACCGGAAGCTAAACAGATTGCAGAGTACCTTCTTCTAGAGAAGCGTATTACACAAGTTCAATCATGGCTTGATGCAGCAGACGACAAGGATAAGGTACATGGTAGAGTACTCACGCTTAGAACTATTTCTGGAAGAATGGCGCATACGTCTCCTAACATGGCGCAGGTTCCAGCCGGTTATTCGCCTTACGGTAAGGAATGCAGGGAGTGTTGGACCGTCTCTAGCCCTGTTAATGTTCTTGTCGGTTGCGATGCTTCTTCGCTTGAACTGAGGTGCCTTGCTCACTATCTTAACGATACCAAGTTTACAAGAGAAGTTGTAGAAGGAGACATTCACACTGCAAATCAAAAAGCTGCCGGGCTAGCTACACGCGATCAAGCAAAGACTTTTATCTACGCTTTCATCTA